CCAAGGGGCACCTTCACCCCTCGACGAACGATGGTCAGGTGGTCAGAAAGAGTTTTGTTCAGTATTGAAAATAGTTCCCTGTTTGGGGCAAATACACTTTCCCCTGAGTGAGCTCCCGTGAACTTATATATGTCAGAGTAGATGTTGGGCATAGACCCACTTCTTATTAGGTAAACAGGTGTATGGTCTTGACCATGCTTAGTTGGTTCCTGAGCCCACTTATCTCCAGCAATTACGGAGTAGGTTTCATTCTCCCAATGTTCAAGGACATCTACCTCGTCGGTGCTTACCTTTATGTCCCACTCGGATTCAACCTGGGTGCGTGTCATCTTTCGGCTATTGGATGCCCACTCCATCCCTTTCTTGCCAATGGCGTAGGACGTGTGATACCAGTCCCAAATGTCCACCGATGGAACCGTTTCTCCATCTTCATCCTTGTATACAAAAATTCTCTCTAGGAATCCCCCCCGAATAGCCGAGTGCCACGCCATCTGGTTTATGATTGAGGGTTGCCCTAAAAGGTACATTCTCTCATTATTTAGGTTAACAACACCATAGAGGAACCGCTCAATGTTGGATGCAGTATGACGTTGAGTTTGACTTAGAACTTCAATGGGTATTCGGATAATGAGTTTCGCCCCACCAATTATGGCTAGAACCTTGTCGGCAAAGACACGTGGAGTATTAGACGTAAATGAGAAATAACCTTTACCTGCGTCGTAAGGTTTTAGCCGATAAAGGTTGAAATCTGCATCCCATCTACTTCTGGTTTTGATATATGTAGAATCAGTTGTAAACTTTTCGTGAGCTCCTTTAATCTCTGCAATAGTTTTCATGCTTCTCTCCTATGCTTGCACTTGAACAGGTGAAGCAGTAGGTTGAAAACCTGCCATTCCTGCCCTAGCCCTATACTCCAAAGCTTTAAGATTGTTTCTCACTCGTGGGTGAAGGTCAGATACGACGATGATGTTCTCTGGTCTGTCAATCAGGAAGGCATCTACCCCCTCTATCGTTATCATCAGGGGGAGGTTCTCATTTATTTGGGCTACCTTCCAGGTTCTCCAGTCGCTTATTGCTACTCTTTCCATTCATTCTCCTTAATGAAATATTACCTTTGGTTTCTTCTTTATCATTGAATATCCAACTAGGTCAACAAGACCATAGATAGTTGCCTTGACTGCATCGCAGTTCTTGTCTTCGGGGACATCCCCAATTATGTTTCCCTCTCTGTCCGTACGCCATTGGTAGACAGCTGTTTGTCCAGTGTGGGGATTGGGGCATCCCCCCAGCTCAGAGATTAGCCCTTTGCACTTGGAGTTGATAAACAAGGCAGGTCGCCCAGTCAGGGGATTGACCTTTAGGAGGGACTTCATTCGCTCAATGCCATCCTCAATCTTGACCCGTTGACTTCGAAGCCCTACTCCAGCGTGGCTTGCCCATATTTCAGTAGGGGCTCGCATGGCTTGGTGTTGTGTTCCAGCTACATCAATGGCTCCACCTATTACTCGGTTCCACCAAGGTTTCTGCTTGCAGATAGTTATGATTTCATCAGTAACAAGACCCTTCTCAAAGATTTCATCGACGATGTAGATTTCGTTGCCTTTCTTCTGGGCAACCTCAACGGCATAGAAGTGGGCATACCCAGGGTCTATCCAGAGGTACGCCATTTCGGTTGGGTCGAACTCGAAGGCATCACCAGTTCCAGTGTGGATATGTGTTTGGAACTCATGGATAACTCTACCCTTGGGTGGGCAGGGTTTTCCTCCATATCGCTCTAAGAACCACTCCTCAGATGAGGCAGCTTCCAATAACTTTATCTCGGGGTCTTCTCGTCCACCTGGGTAGATAGCAAGATTAGACCAGGTTGGAAGACTGAAGGATTGCAGACCTTCATCGTTCCCAGCAAGTCCTCGCTGGTATAATTCAGGGAACCACCCCAGACTTGTTTCGAACGTTCCTGAAAGTAACATCCAGCCCCTTTTCTCTGCAATACGACCACGTAGACGTAAAAAAGTCTCGTAGTCAAGCTGACTTGCTTCACATCCGAGAATTCCGTCGGGGGCTTTCATGGCTATTTTGCGTGGGTCTTTTGCCGATTTTGTCTCAATCGTGAACCCACCAGCTACATCAATGCACCCAGGGTCTACTTGCTTGGTGGCGGTGTAGTTCCACCCAAGCTTTTCTAGACCTTCACATATATAGTCATATTCTGCCCGTGTTCGCTCATAGTCTGCCGCAACCAACCAGTAGAGTTGCCCTTCGTAGAAGCGACTCAGCAGGTCAAAGGCTGAACTTTTTGACTTACCCCCACGCTCTCCTCCAGCTACTAAGCGTATTCTGCTTTGGGATTTATGAATATCCCACTGTTCGGAGGATGGGCGATATTTGAGCTTGTCAAAGATAAAGCGTTGTTGTTCTTCATTGGGCATTATTTAGTTATTCCACGACTTTTTCGACTTCTTTTCCTCTTTCCAGTTTGGATTTTAGTTATGGTTCAGGGGTCGGTGGATGTCTGCGGATGACCTGATTGTGAATATGACCCATGTTGCACGTATGTAGTTCAGCCCCAATCAGGATAATGTTATCGCTGGGGACATCACTCTTAATCAGGTCTTTAAGAACATCATCAAATACTTCGTTCATCTTGTCCTCATCGGCACATTGAACAGTAGTATCTCGCAACTGTATTCTTACTTCAAAGCTCATCTTAACCTCCTTAATTCTGTTTATGCCGTGTTGCTACTCCTAGAAATTTCTAGCCATTTGGTTTGCCCTGTGTCATACAACAGAGTTAAGACATCCCTAACATCGTTAAGAATAAAGTCTACTGCTCCTTCCAAGGCTATGTTTCCATTATCCGTAACGGTGATAGTATCGTTTATTCCTGTGGTAGCTGCTCTTATTACTAGCATCATACCATCTATTCCACCATTTATTGTGTCTAAAGCGTCTGCTCCACCACCTGTTCCACCTTCAACAACTATCTCATGGTATGACTTTGTAGCAGCCACTACTCCAGTAGCTATTGTTAGCGAGGCAGCATCACCATAAGATACCCTACCAGCATTGATAGTTGAGGCTATGCCATTGTCATTCTCTAAGGACATAATGGTTACATCATTAGTGCTGTAAACCACTTGACTCTTAGGGGTAGCTCCAGCCGTTATCATATCGTGCAGTACCTTATGATACCAATATTGGGAGGCTGCGCCTGTCCAATAATTAGCTGTCATCCAAATGGAAGCTGAGTCTTTGAGGGTAGCTCCAGAAGTTGCAACGTTAGCACCAACGCTAAAAACCATTCCAGTTCCAGAGTTCTCAAAACAGTTAATGCCTGTGCTTATTCCTGAGTTAAACTTTAGGGTGCTTGTAGGACTATTAAGGATAACAAAGTTTCCAGAGGTATAAAGAGCTGTAACTACTGCATTTGTAGTCATCTTTATACCTTTCCCAGCCTCATAGGTAGTGTCTCCACTTTGCCAAGTATCTCCATCTTCATCAACAAGGAATACTGTGTTAACTGTGTTTCCTCGTATTCCGAAGATGTTTCCATCAGCAGTAACAGCTGCTTCACCAGTTCCACTGATGAGGCTGGCATATAATTCTACTAGAGCTCTTCCTGCTGTTGATTTGGTGGTATCGGCAGCTATCCCAGAGTGAGCTGTAAAGAGTAGAGTGGGGTTGGATGCTGTATGGTTAGAATCACTAATAGCCTTTAGAGAAAGACCTCCACCAACACCCGTGGACTTCTGGAACAAACTGTAGGTATCAGTCTCAGCTACAGTAGTCATCCCATGAGCAACATCACTGGACTTCAAAGCCAAGATTTCGTTATCACTGGCTCCTTGGTTAATAGTTAAACCAATGGTCATGTTGGCGTTGGATGTTTCATTGATATAGAGTTTAGTTGCCCCGAGGATAAGTCCGCCCTCAACAAAAAGCCCACCATCAGCATAAAGTAGACCATCAACTTCAAGGGCACCCCCCATGAAGACATCATCAGCAGATGTGGCAGACCCAGCCGTGCCTGTTTTACCAAGGGCAAGGTAGTTGCCAACACCTGTGATTAGTGGAATGTTGGATGTAACGGAGAACTGGATATAGTCGTCTAGGTCGCCCGAAGCAAAGATAGAGATAGCCCCAGAAGAGCGAATATCAGCATCGAAGATTTCAAGCCCACCGTAATCAAAGAGTTCAAACATTAGCCCTTCACCTCCTCTTTGGGTTTGTTGGCATCGACAGCACGCTTCTCCAGCTGTTCAATCTTGCTGTCGAGGAACATGATGATGCCCTCGATTCGACGGATTTGCTGAATGGCTCCTTCTCGTTCTTGCCTTAGTTCGACAATATCGATAGCAATTGAAATAGGTTCAGTTTTTTCTTTCATAGGATTTACACACACACTCCTTTTATTTAACTTTTTCTACCACGGACTCTGAAAGTACGGGCAGCTCCCTGTTCAGCAGAACAGACAACCTTGATAAACTGATAACCACCAAGCACAAATGTCGTGGCATAGTTTCCAGTTCCAGATGCCGTTGATATGCTGGCTCCTAGGGTATAGAACGTGCCTCCAGAATCTTCGGCTACCTGAAGACTTACTGTGGCAGCGGTTATTGTTGGTATGATAACCTGCACGTAGTCACAGTCTGCCCCTAGGTCAACCTCAGTTGAAGTCGTTCCTGCACTTGCGATGGCTACATTTTGCCATGCTCCAATACTTATGGACATTACACACACACCTCCTTAAGATTTTTCTTCTTCTTCGAGCTCTTCGGTTTCTTCTTTGGTTACAGCAAGCTTCTTGAGTTCTTCGAGCAGTTCTCGGGTCTTGTCATCCGTGACAGTAACCTTGAAACCTTCTCGGAACATTGGTCGGTATCCTTTGAGTATCATCATCTTCGGGATGAAGTTTGCATGTCGAGAGAGCTCTTCTTCAAGCTCGTCGGCACGTACTTCTCGGGTTAGTTTGACCAACTCCCCAAAGTCTTTGTCGCTGGCAGTCCAGGCATGCACTCGAATTGGGGGAATACCAAGCTGGCGGGCAGCCTCGGTTAGCGTCAGGATGTTGCCCGATGTCATGAGTTCAAGGATTTGCACCTTGTACTTCAAAATGTAGGCATCGCTGAAGTGAGGCAGGCAGCTCGACTTGGGCTTTCGCCCAGGTTTCTGTCCTCCTGGCTTGTTTGGGCTTCCTGGTGGTCTTCCCATTATTCTCCTTTGGTTTTGGCGTTGGACTGGTTGAACGTAAGGTCATTAAATGGGGGTGGTTTTAGGGCATACCCCCTGTAATCGGGTGGTTTTGGGCTGGATGGGCGGTAAAAAGCGGGCTGGGCTAGATTTTGAGGGGTTCTAGACAGCGGTGAGACCCTCGGGGAGGTTATCTTCATCCATGCCATAAAAGGCGGACGTGTACTTAGGGTTTAGGGGCTTGAAATTGAACAGACTAAGCTGCCTCGGGGCAGGATTTAAGCAGTCAGGGCAGGATTGAAGGGTAGGGCTGGCAAAGGGCTGGAGTTTTGTGAAGGTTTGCTGACAGGTAGGGCACCGATATTCGTATACGGGCATTAACACTCCTTCTTGTAGGCTTAATTTGAGACTGTGGGAACCTTTTTCTTAATTTTAATTACTTGGCAATATCTTCAAATGACGGTAATATGCGTGGGGTACGTAGGGGTCGGGGCTGCCTGGCCCTTCAAAAATCCGTGCGGGCGGGAAGGCATGTGCCCTTCCAGGCGGGCGGGTGAGTGCTGGGGCATTCAGCCCCCTTACCCCTTGCAACACCTAGCTTGGGGGCTACAGCGGGGGCTATACCTAGACCAACTAGGTATTCTTTTGCCAAAGTCTAGGCATCATGGCTATTATACCACGGCTCACGCCTAGCCTGTCAAGCTCACTTAAAGCTACTCCTACCCAAACAGCCTTGCTAGCCTCTTTCAAGCTCAACCATGCTCAACCACTCGTATCGTAGCTCACTATTTCAAACCTATCCAAAGCCAACCAACCAACCTTCCCGGGGCACCCCCCACGTTCAACCCACGTTCCCAGTCTCACCACTCGTGTGGCTTTTTCTACACGTTTCCGTGTCAATTCGTTCGTAAAATAGTTCAAATTTTACACGTTTCCGTGTCGGTTTTGCTCTTGACAAACTCCCCACGTTCGTGGTAGTCTTAATCAGGCTCGGAAATCACAAAACTGAGCCTGCCAGCTTCAACGGCAAGCTGGCAAAGCGTAGGAGGCACAAAAATGGCAATCCCAACCAAGATAACCGTAATCATCGAGAACGCTCAGGGTAAAAAAGCCTTCGTGCTCACCGAGGGCAAGGCTACCAAGACCTATCTCAAGTTCAACCCCGCCCCCGACTGCAAGGACTTAGCTCCTTTCAGCACCATCTACATCGGGAAGCCTACCACCAAAGCTAAGGGCAAAGCTAAGCCCAAAGCTAAGCCCAAAGCTAGTTAGCTTAGACTCAGCCCCTATCCTGCGCCGTTCGGGATAGGGGTTGCCCTAAGCTAACCAGTAGCTTAAATACACGCAAGGAGGTCAAGCTATGTCGTTCTACGATGAACTGCTAGCACTAGCCAAAGCTAGGGGATGGTCAATACGCTACCATAACCACCCCAAGACTAAAGCTAACTGGCTCAAGCCCACCCAGCCTCATAACAAACCAAAGAAATAGCCTAAGCATACGCTAAGAAAAGGAGGTGATGCCAAGCATTAAGGCACGCTAAGAGCAACCTATCGAATTTAATAGGAGGTCAACCATGACTATCGTGAAGCTATACGCTATGAAAGGCTTGGGCAAGCCCCTACGCCTAAAGCACGTCATCGTGCAAGGGGTTAAATCCAAGCAGCAAGCCTATGAAGTTACGGGGCATCTCTTTAGCCCCAAAGAACTACAAGGGGCTACCATCAGCTATACTCGTCTTGACCGCCACTAGCAAAGCAAGGCAAGCTAAAATTTAATAGGGGGACTAACATGACTCAAAATTGAGAGCACAGCTGACTCAACTAACCACTTGGGCAACTGGCATCGGAGTCTTGCTGCCCTTGCCTATGCTAAGAACAGAAACATTGACTGCAAACTGGCTCTAAGCATAGTCATCGGAAAACGTCTACGATGTTAAGCCCAAGCTAAGAAGCTAAAATTTAATAGGGAGGTTTAACCATGACGCAAAGGATAGAGTATGCCCTAAAACCGACAAAGCCATCGAGGTTGGTCGTCTAGCATATTGACTCCACCGCCGAGATAAAGCCTAGCTTGTTAAGGTATTACGCCAGTCTCGATTTGACATCGGGTTGGGGTTGTGGTAAACTTAATCGAGACTAAAAATTTAGACGCTAAGGAGGCTAAAATGACCAAAACATTTAAGATTACCGAGTATGGGACTTACTGGCAAGAATTCTGGGTGGAAGCCCTCAACCATGATGAAGCTAAGAAAAAGTATCTTGCTGGTGAAGCTACGGTGGGGGACTTACACCAAAATGACACATCATACGACATAGAAGAGGAATAAGGAGGCTAAAATGCCAACTAACTGGAAAAAACACCCATGCTCGGCATGTACTGACTTCCCAACCGAGGGCAAAGTCCATTGCCCATACATTCTAGGCGAAATTGGTGCCCCCGCATGCCTAAAGATAAGTGGCATGACCCCATCAGTCGCCAAAGCTGTTCTTAACCTTGCCCATGACCGCATGGTCGAAGGAGGCTCAATTTGTAATTACCAGTAAGCTCAGCCCAAGCTAAAATTTAATAGGAGGTTAACCATGCTAAAACCTAAGTTCGTGCCCCATCTTGTGGGCATGAGGACAAGGGCATTCCTTCGTATCCTCGACTGTACCCTTGTGTCCGCCCAAGTTCTCAAGTCTACCGAACCGCTCAAGCTCATCCTATATCAAAACTAAGGAGGATTAAAATGACTCAGCCAAAAGCCCTCTCAAGCTGGAAACTACTCCAAAGAATTTCCGTACCCAATGTCTATATCTATGAGGAGTGGAAACAAGGAATTGACATCGTTCACCATGTCCACCTTCCTAGTGGAATAACAATCAACTTCTATCATGAAGCCTCCGAGGGACATATCAGCATACAATATCCTGAAAGACCTTCATGCCCAACGCCAAACAGGTAGTCAGCCTAACCAAGCCTAACCAAAAGGAGGATATGCCCTAAACATATTGGAAAGTCATTTGAGACCAAACCAGTCTATCCAAGCTATTGGCTTACGAACAATTTGACAAACTTTGTCAGTCGTGGTAAACTTAACCGAGACTAAAAAAAGGAGGTGTGCCAGCCATACAAAAACCGAACAATCAGATAAGATGAACCCGATAGCAAGCAAGCTAAAATAAAGCGTAGCAAAGAGCTGTAGGCTCAGAAAGGGGGTATACAAAGCAAAAAAGCTCTTACGACTACGACAGCTTCATATAGTTTGTATACTACTGGGGGGTGTATATATAATATACACCCCTAGGATATACAACTAAAGTCCAAGCCTAACGAAAAGATAAAAGGAGGTAAAGAAATGTGTGAATTCATGAGTGCCGTCAAAGTTACAAAGAAAGGCAAGGATAAGTGGTATTTCTTAACTCATCAGCTTATCCACGACACCCCAAGAGGGAAAATAATTCAAAAACAATTCCCAGGCGATGGAGAGGTAATAGGACATGCCGCAATCCGAGCCTATTTTCAGATAAGGGATGGTGTCGGCGAGAGTTGGGAATGTACTAACTTCTCT